AATTGCATTTTCTACAACAACATCGGATAGTAGACTCAAAACAAATATTCAGCCATTAGCTGGTAGTTTGGATGTCATATGTAATCTAGAAGGTGTAACATATGATTGGAAATATCGTGAAGAAAAAAATCAAATAGGATTAATAGCACAAGATGTAGAAAAATTTATCCCAGAATCAATCAAAGAGGGGACAAAGCCATTTTATGGTAAAGATGAAAAAGATACAACTATTTACAAATCAATTAATTATGATATGATAGTACCACATTTAATAGAATCAATAAAAGAATTAAAATCAGAGATTGATGATTTGAAATCTAAACTGGAGAATAAATAATGGCATTTCCTCATGACCAAGATAATGCTGGCGATATTAAATCATTGAGACGAGCAGCCTGGACTGATGTAAGTAGTAGATATGTTGGATATGCCGGAGGTAAAACTTATGCAGCTCTTGGATATGGTAATGCAAATTATCAATGGGATAATGCTGAAGGTTGGGCTCCTCGTATGTCATATCATCAATCAACTGAAGTAAATCAATTTGCAGATGGTACTAGTAACGGTTCTGTTTTTGTTAATTTTCAATATAAAACTAGTTTAACTTCTCTTATGAGAACTGACGCTAGTGGAAACAATACAACTGGTACAACTGGTTATGTAATACGAATGGTAAACCAAAGAGGAAATACGGGACTAGAAGGATATACGGCAGGATTTTTTATCGGTAATGCTGAACCGTTAACAAATGTACAATGTGTGACAAATAATGACGCACAGTGGTGTATTACATGGTACGGAAGAAAATCTACCGGTGCAGGAAATTCTGACCAAGTAAGACAAACGGTTTGGGCATTAGGATGTAAATATGATAGTACCAACAAAGCTCATATGAATTTTACCGGTGCTGTAAATGGCGGCAATGCTAGATCTGGAACTTCATTTACTAATCCAAAAACAGGAGGAACCTATTATAATTCGGGTGCGATAACATTAT